GGATAGAATTTAACGTCCTTATCGATGAGTGCCTGGAATGACATAAGACCTTCTGCTATTTGGGTTAATTCCTTTCCAGCTCCAGCAACTGCATCAATACCCTGTTCAACTTGATTCTCATCCCAAGTAAAGCCTAAAAACCCTCCGGTATTTTTAGTTTCCTTACCTCCTATTACGGCAAAGGCATCTCCTACAAAGGTTAATGTATTAGTTACGGCTGTATCAAGCAGTCCACCTGATGCAAAGTCCATATCTTTATCTACCATCTCCTGGAAACTCATTAAGCCCTTAGCAATTTGTGTAAGTTCTTTCCCAGCTCCTGAAACTGCATCAATTCCTTTGGCCACTGCATTCTCATCAAATTCTATAGACCACCCCAAAACACCTATACTGTCCTCTTTTTCAAATTTATCACCTCCTATTATTCCAAATGCCTTACTAACGAAACCTAAAGTATTCTTAATGGCAGTCTCCATTTTTCCACCATCTGAAAAATCTACTTTACCTATCAATCCTTGGAACGCTTCAAGACCTTTAGCGATTCCAGTTAGAGCCTTCCCAGCACCCATCACGGAATCGATCCCTCTCTCCACGGCATTAGGTTGAAAGGCTGCCCCAAACACTTTACCAAAAATAGATTTGTTATCTTCAGGGGGAGCACCACCAGCAGATGCGAAAGCGGTGGAAATGCCGGTTAAAGTAGAAGTTAAAATAGCCGTATCCTTTCCAATCTTAACCCCATCAATATCAACAGTTCCACTAGAATCCCAGCCTACAGCCTTAAATGCAGTAAGACCTTTAGAGAGGGCCCATAAAGCCATCCCAGCTGTGGTAAATGCACCGGCTGCTGCTATCATTCCAGCCGAATTAACAGCACTTGTGAAGACTCCACCCATTTTTTCCATGAATCCGGATCTTCCACCACCCGTGGGATCCATAGCACCACCAAATGCCCCCTTGATCCCAACTAAGGCCTCAGTTAAATTTTTAGTATTGTCCGGGGTCCAAGTTACTGCCTGGAATGCTTTTAATCCTACACTTAAAGATACTAAAGCAACACCCACCGCCGCAAATGCAATTGCACCAGGCACAATAAGGAGAGAACCAATACCAGCTGCCGCAAATTCTAAACCAAGAGCTAATAAGAGGGCACTCTGCTTCCCTATATCTTCCCACGAAGTATCTTTCATTACCATAGCAAAAGGTAAGTAACCTAGTCCAAAAACAAATAAACCGGCACCCATTAATGCTATGGCTAAAGCACCCTGAGCAATATTAGACAACCCTTTACCCAGAAGTCCTACTGCTATTCCTAAAATTAAGATACTAGCAGCTTGTATTAATAAGTCTCCCATGCTAGGAGCAGCTACCTTACTTGCAAGAGCAAAGAATAAGTATCCAACCGCAAAACTAGCTAATCCTATGCCCATTAAAAATAATGCTGCACTACCCTTTTTAATATTCTTATCAAACCTACCGAGGAGAGCCACGGCCCCACCCATAAGTAGTAAAGAAGCTACCATGCCTACCAAAATCACAGGCTGCATGAGTATGAATAGAGTAGTAAGAGCAAAGAAAGCCATACCTATAGCAAAAGATTTGATAGCATCACCCATCTTATCAAGAGCTTTAGCTCCTTTAGTTACTGATTTGGACACCATTCCTAAAAGAGTAAAGTAACCTACTAAGAGTAAGGTTGTAGCTAATAAAAAAGGAATAGCTATCATTCCTGGGATAATGAGTAGAGCCGATAAAGCCAAACTCTTTGCAAAATCATAAATTGTACCTCCCATTTGAGCAAGCACTTGTCTACCTTCCTCTGCTTTCTTAGCATCTAGGTCATCTACTACTTCAAAGAAACCTTCAATAAAGAAAAGAAATTTAGTAACTGCCTTCTTAGGAACGAGAGAAAATACGAGGAGCCCTTTAGCAAGGTCCATAGTTCCTGCACCTAAGTCTTTAAGAAAAACTGAAGCCTGTCCTGCTTTCTTTTGTGTAGCTGACTTTTTACCACCTCCGCCGAAAATTGCTGAGAGGCCGCTATCTCCGCTTCCCTTCTTAAGCAATTGAGTTTGCTTCTTCAGTTCGGTCAACATCTGTTCTTGAATACTTTGCGTAATTGAAACAGATTCTACTATTGCCCATGCAGCATTTTCTACACTTTTAGTATTTTCCTCTATCTTAGTAAGAGGATTCATTAAATCAGCAAGAGAAACTTTAGCCATTAAGTATTATTTACATTCTAGGCATCTTCGGCATTTTAAAAGAAGAAGTTGTTGGTGTACTTCTTTTGAGCTGAGATTGCATATCTTTTATATTGTATTTATCTTCATACTCCTTATGCTTTTTATCTTCGCCATCCTTTCTCTCCTTTAAGATCTCATTATAATAGTGTAAAGTGTACTCATACTCATAAAATGGCATGGAATCTATCTCACTTGGTTGGAAGTTTAACTTTTCTAGAAGGATGACACGGACTTTAAAGAAGTTCTCCAGAGATATCTGGAATAACGAAAAGAGACTTGATGCCGTCGGGAAACTCCAGGGGTGCTAGTACCTCAGTACCACACCCCGAACAAGTATATTTTAATTCTGGTTTAACGCCAATTTTCATCCTTTCGGCTAACCTAAAGACTAAAGAAAACTTTTTAGAATCCCACCCTTGGAATTTAGTGACTTCACTAAAGATATCTTTTTCGTTCCATGACCTCCATTCCCGTTGAATGTAAGGTAAAATCTGCAATGATGACTTATCCCAGCTCTTACCTTCTTCTTCTCGTGTTCTAATGTAATCAGTGATTGATCTCATAACACCTATTGTGGGAGGAGACATTTGAATTTCTCCGTATGATTTTGTTTGGATAGAATAACCCTTCTCTTGATTATCATAATACTTAGAAATCATTTCATCAGCTTCTTGGAAGTCTAAATTATTAGTCCTAAGCTCGATAGAAGCTTTATTATTCTGGGAACTCTTGGCTGGACAGTCATGACCCTTAACAGATAACATAAGTTTAGCTTCACCCTCTTTAAATGTAAGCTCACGTATAGATAGAATTATATAAATCCTATCTTCTTCTAATATATCTTTATATGAACCTACACTCTTACCGTAACTAATCTTGGAGCACATCATAAGCATATTATTAAGCTTTTCATCTACATCCCTTATGTTAGTTTCATCCATTGTAGAAAAATCCCTTATCTCTCCCACTCTTGCAGGTCGGATGTGTAAAGTAAAATCTTCTCGATAAAAATTTCCACCGGATGGAAGTTGAGTTAAGTTAAATTCCACATAACCTGTCAAAGACTGAAGTCTTTTTATCTCAGGATCATCTGGGCTAGTCATACCTCTACCTTTAAGAGGATCCACATGGCCAAGAGAAGTGACCTTACCTTCAGGATTAGTTACTGTTTCAGCAGTTGCAGTTACTGTTTCAGCAGTTACTGTTTCAGCAGTTACCATATCAGGATCATTACCAAATTCTTTCTTAATATTTTCTTCGTGTGTGTCGTTATCCATTATCTTTAAGCTTCTATTTTAATTCTTTCTATTATATGTTCGTTTGAGGTTTCTTCAACGATGTGGTTTTTTATGAGGGCTCTAACATAGCGTGAAATAGAAATGGGTTTGGTTCCATTTTCCATTGACTTCCTAATTAGGATAGTACTTAAAACCTCTTCATCTTGTGGAGTAATAAGAACTTGTAATTTTTTAGTAAGTCTTCTTTTTTGGGGCAAACACTCTTCTAAGGTTTCATTGTAACCTTTAGAAGGATTATCTGAATGATATTTTTTTATCCAATGTTCTACTCTTCCTAAGACTGTTTCTAATTCATCTTCTTCAAATTCTTCTATCACCTCTCTTTCAAATGAATCTACACCAAAATCTCTTACTGCTCTTTTAATGTACTTTCCAGTTCCAAAGTTATTAGGGTTATCATTGTGGGAATAGCCTATGTATACCTTCCCATCTCTATTATTTGTTATTTTGTATACGACCATCTTAGATTATTTATTCTATATTATATATTCAATGCAAGACAAAAAAATTGGGGACTAGCCCCAATTTCTTAAATTTAATGAAATTTTAATTTAACCTCCTACGTTCTCATCTAACCAATGATCACATCTAAAGGTCATTGCTAAAGGTACAGGATCAGGTGATTCGTAACTTAATTCATCAGCTGCTTGTGGATTTCCTGTTGGGAATACATCTTTTGCAGTAATCTTTCTAAATATGTCTCCTGCTCGGTTATAGTGAACTATGATCATACTTCCGACATAATCTTTCTTCAAGGTCATTTCGGCCGTCAATGGATCATAAATTAATTTGTACCAATTCCTAAAAATGTTGTAAATGTAGTTATCATTTGCCTCATTTAAGTTAAGAGTAAAGTTAACTGTCAGGTCAACGAATGTATTTCCTGGTACACTTGCATAAGAACGATCAGCAAATTTGTACTTTTGCGTTATAGCAGGTACTTCAGGGTTTAAAGCATTTAATCCTCCAATAGAAGTAACATGTTCTAAAATAAGTCCAGTATCATCTCCTGCAGGAGTAAAGATAGTAACCTCGAATAAATTCGGAGTTACAGGTTCATATCTCTGAGTACTTGCCCTTGATTGTGTAAAATGTGGTAATGGCATATCTCTATGTTTTTTTTATTTATTCATCTCCTACTGAAAATTTCCAGTACTTATCGCTCCAGTCTTAAGTATCGTGGTTCGTTGTACTAATATTTCCATGCCTCTTACAGGTTCGATATAAGTATCAATGATACCAATGTTCTGATCAATTACCTCTGGAGTATTGTTAGTCTCATCCATAACGTTTCTGTAATCATAAACACCGTCATCGTTTTGAACAGTTGATAAGAAGTTATCCGCTAGAGTTTTTATCTCTAACCTAGTTTGAGGTGTATTAAATTCAAACAGATAATTCTTCAGAATTGCTTCTATACCGTCTTGGATGTAAATTACAACTTCTCTAACATTAATTGAACTTAAGGCAGATTTCATAGTCTGCTGTGCAGTCTTATTAGCAAAGATTGTTGGCCCTGCTCCACTTTGGAACACTATAGGATTCAATCCGAAAGGTTCAAGATATTCTCTGTCCTCTTTGTCAAGATTAATTTCTATTCCGACAACTCCAGCTCCACCGACAACGCCTCTCCTTATACCTGCCACGATGGACCAAGGTAATGCAGTAGCATATTTGTCTATGTAATTGTTAGAAGTGTAAGCTGCTGGTACAACAGTTATGTTCTTTCCTAAGTCTCTTACGAGCATATAAGGGAAGTAGAAGCATCCCCAACTTGCACCCTGTGTTATGGATGGAAGCGAGTAGCGAACTGTTGGATTCAAACTTAAGTCTCCGCCGTCAGCAATTAAACGAGTTGATAAAGCTCCCGTTATATCTGTAAACTTAGGATCCGTGCTATCTTTAAAATCTTTAGCCGAAGGTGCATTACATATTGCTAATGCATTCTTTCTGTTCTTACAGATATTAAATAATTGCCATTTAGAACCAGACTGTATTCCATTACCGAATGTATCAACAACATAACGGAAATTAATAACGTCTCGATCAGTTAAGGCTTTATATAAATTGGTACCTACAATAGTATCATTCATTATTTCATTCTGTCGATCATTAGTACCGTTAGGAATACTGTAATCAGATCTTAATGTAAAACCGTCTAAAGTAAAGATATTAAAATAGTCTATCCAAGCATCAATAGGATAGTATAATTCTACAGTCTCTATCTGAGCAGATGTTCCTGCAAATTCAGTCCTAATTTCTATTTCACTTTGACATTCTACAAGTAAACATGTTGTCCCAACAGGGATAACCGGATAAGTAGCAGTTGTTTGACCTCCCTTAACTACATTTATTTTAGTCAATCGAGAAGGTCCACTAACACCACCTGAATTATGTACTAAATAATTTCCTACAATGACATCTGAATTAGGTGCTTCTACTAAAACTTGGTTAGGGTAAAGCGAAGGTTCAGTTGTAGAATCTCCTATTACGGCTATTGATTGGTTCATAGAACCTTTAAGAGTCTGTACCACTAAGCAGTGTAATGCTCCAGCAGCTCCGGCTCCTGCTCCCCAGAAAAAGTCTGTCAGGGAATCTAAATTGAATTCCGCTATTGGTGAAGGGCTTGTGTAAACAGAATCCTGGTAAGGACTTATTAACACAGAAGCTAAATTGTAATCAGGATCACTAATAGTATGTATGTTTCCTGCAATAGTTTCACCATCACCGTCATGAATGAACGAATAATTAATTGTTGCAAAAGTTAAGTAACTGTCTGTAGTTGCTGGATCTAATAAGGTAGGTCCAAACCTAACCTCATCTCCATCAGTAAGAGAACCGTTGCTATAATAAGTGAAGGTATCTGATCCTTGGGAAGCTATCATAAAAGCTGAGGCAGCACCACCGTCCCACATTTGTACGAACTGCCCAGAAGGATTAACAAAATCAAAAGATAGTGTATCATCCCAGTTTGCAATTACAGTTCCTACACCAGAAAGAGTAACTGTAACAACACTCGTTGCCGAAACAACATTTACTGCCGTGACGGGAACATATTGTGCAGCAGCTCCTAGTCCTCCAGCATTTTCTAATATGTAAGTTCCGACAACAGATCCAGCAACATTAGCAGTCATTGAAGCAAAAGCGTCAAACGCGTCTCCAGGACCTATGATCTGAATTTGTATGTCTCCGCCGCCAGTGAATTCCGTGATAGATATGGATTCTCCGGTAGATAGGTCCACATTAGTAATTTCTGCACCGTCTCTACAGAATTCTAAGTTAGAAACTATAGTATCTTCATAGGATAAGAAATTAACACAGCAGTCATCTTGATTAGTAGTCACCCACTCTAAATTGTGGCCCACTAAATCTATTCCTCCAGGTACACCGTCTAATAAAATTTCATCGAATAGTTTTTCATTAACAGCACAGTATAAACCTGTAGTAGCTGTATCAGCATTTATCATATTTTCCACGAAAAGATTGTTTCCTAAAAGGTCTACAAAATTTGGTAGTAAACAAGAAGTGTACTGTGCAATAAGATCAACTTCATCTTCATTAAAGAATTCTTGAAGTTTAGTGTCTGTAGCATCAGTAGGAAGAACTTTTCGCTGGATACCTTTCGTCTTGTTAAAATAAGTTTGGAATGTAGGATCAGCATCAAACCTTTCATAAGGAGTAACATTTGCGAAATCTCCACCCCAATTGCCATCTATAATAAATACATCTACAAAGAAGTCAGATATTAGACTATCACCGTCTAAATAATCAGGAACATTTGCAGCCCCGTACCATTCTTTAACCGTTACATTAAATCCGGCAACATTTGCAGCAGCCGCTTTACGAACAATTATAGAAACCGGAGTCTTTCCTAAGTTAGTAAAATCTAATAAGTCGTTTGTAGTAGAAGAAGTATACTGAGATTGATCAGCACCTACATTATTTAAAAAGGCATCTGTGTCTGGATACCAGAACTTATCCTGATTAAAGAATCCTGAATAAGGAGCTTCTGGGTCAGGCCCATTATCTTGTGCTCCATAGAAGGTGCAGGCAGTAGCCATTTTAATATACTCTATTTCATCAACATTATCATCTAATCGTAATAGGTTGAGTGCTAAAATAGGTCCTCTTTCTAAAGCTGTTAAACAACTTCGGTGAAAGAATGAATCTTTCTTTTCAAGATTCCTATCAATATCTCCGTAGACCTGCTTAAAAAATGCAGTATCAGGAACAAAGACTGGCGTGTTAACAGGTCCTCTTTTAGAGAAACCGATGACCAACCTTGTCTGTTCGGCTGGGATGCTAACTACTTGACTTTTATCAAATTCAAAGCGATATGTTCCGGCCGCTTTGATTGAAGTAATTTTCGGATCTAATGCCATCTTATATTATTTTTTTTATGTTTTTTTATATATTCAATCAACCTAAGAAAATTATACGATATCATAGATATCGTAATTAAGATGACCTCCCTTAGAATCCTGTTCTAGCATTTTTTCAATTTGATGTTGAATATCCTCTGGAATGATCTCATAAATTTCTTCAGCAAACTCTGAAAAGTCCACAGTTGTCAAAAATTCGGTACTATTTATGCATGTCATTATTAAGTCATCATTACCTAATTGTCCTGCATAAACACCGTTAGGCATTTTACCAAAAGTTCCTGCTTCTCGGACAGTTTCTTTCTCGGAAATAATAATTCTATTTTGTGCTACATATTTTTTGAAATTCTGGCAAAAAATAGGCTTGTTATCTTTTTTTACCTTTAGGCCAAACCTCTTAGCTCTCGCATCCACACGATGTTTAAATTTAACCACCACTTCTTCATCAAAATTATTCCTCTGTGGAAAGACAGTCTGTAATCTTTTCACTAGTTCTGATCCAAACATGTTCCACTCTATAATCATTTTAACATTTTCTCCGTAAAACATATCAAAAGCTAATGTATATAAAATTTTTGCAAAATCTTCTATGGTATGTTCATTACTTCTAAAACGAGCTACCTGCTTCAAACAGAAAAAATCTATAAAACTTCCAGGTGATGTTACTAATTTAAAATATTCTAGTGGCATTGTTTCTATTTTGAACATATTAATGACAGAATGATCTCCACCGTTCCCTTCTGCTAAGTCAATAGAAAAAAGCCAGTAATTATTCTCTTCTTCTATCGATTCTATGTCAAAATCTGCTGCCCACACTAACCCATCATAGGGAGTATCAATATCTTCCATTTCAATAACATCCTTAAATATAAAATCCTCTTGCCAATCTCCTATCTTTTTTAAGCTTGCAGGACTTAAGAGTAAAGAAGAACTTGCAATGAATTGATTTCCATATTGTCTATGAAAAGCTTCTTCAGTTCCTAAGTTAGCTATTTCAGCTTCCATCCACTTTTCATCCCTCCCAGGAACATCCCACCAATCTACACGAAAGGGGGTGTATTCACTTAACCCTTTTTCTGCTGCCGAGTAAATATCATAAAATTTATTGAATCCATTAGGTGTACTTGTAATGATAACTTTAGATTGAGCGGAAGCGGATACCGTGGGATACACATTCTCATAAAAAGTATTTACGAAGTTATGAGGTATGTGGGCAAACTCATCCATGAACAATAAGTGAATAGTAAAACCTATTGCAGCCTTCTTTGTGGTACTCTGACCTATGATCCTACACCCATTATCAAATTTACTATTGAAAACATCATATTTTACAATACCTGGTTTTAAAAAGAAAGGAAGGTGTTCAAGAATAGTCTTTCCTTTATCAATGATCTCTCTTGTAGTAGCTCCCTTATTAGAAAGAATTAAAGCATTTTTATCAAAATTAAAAAGAACATACCAAGCTATGAAAATAGAAGAACAGATCGTATTATGTGAAAGAATTCCGTTTGTATAATATCTATGATCTTTTGAATCTACTGTAACATCAAACATTGACACAGATATATTTCTATTCTTTAAAGATTTTACTTTTACTAAACCTTCTGATGTTTGTATATACTGACCTACTTCTAAATCTTTAACAAAAACTTCATCCATTTGGTTGTTAAAAATAATATGATTATCAGCACATTCTAAATACATACCATTATCTAAGACTAAATCCCAAACCTGATATGGCTGTGTTATATGTATATGAGAAATAGGTTGAAACCCAGAATCTGTCTCAACTTTAATATCAGTTACTTTTATTGAACTTAAAATCTTTTTAGTTATATCATCCTGATCTAAATCAATATCACGATTCTCTATTCTCTCCAAGAATTGGATAAGAAATAAAATTATATGTTTTACTGTATATTCATACAGTTTCCATAATGAATATTTAAGTTTTTCTATAAATGTAAGGTTTCTTTGTTGCTTAAGTGATTCCATATAAAGCCTGCCTATAGTAGTTTCAATGGCTTTGCCATCTCTATATAGTAATAACTTAGTTGATGATAAAGAGCACTTTCCTACTTGCCTACTTGCAACACATACATTAAACCGTTCTCTTTGAAACTGTCGAAGCATGTCCTCTTGGTAATCTCTTAATTCAATTGTCTGAAGACCTTGATCAGTCATTACAGTACAATAGGTGTTAGCAAAATAGACGATGTCTGTTGCACACTTCTTAATTTCTTTTATCTCTTCTTTAGTATAATCAAAAACAATGTTACCTTTTCGTAGATAAAAGTTACCTTCATAAAACGGTGTAGACTTTGGTTTGTACCCATCATCTAAAGCTACCATTAATTGCTCTACCTTTTTACTATCCCAAGAGTATCGTATATCATTCTTAGCTATCTCAAAATCAAAACCTGAACTTTCTGTGGGTTTAGTCATTTCTTTAAATTTTTAAAAGGATGGATGATGAACATTTAATTAAGCAAAATTAGTAGATCCTTTAAGAACTTCAAATTCTCTACTAACATTATCAATCTCGCTACTAATATCCTCAGTTACAGATCCTATTTCACGCAATACACTTTGTTCTAATGTATCCACGCGGTTTGTTTGATAGTTGTCTAAACGGTCTAAGCGACTATCTAATTTCCTATCCAAGTGATCAAGACGTTCATCTAAATCTTTTTGTATTGAGTCAAAGTTACTGCGAATATCTCTTTCAATATCTTCAGCCTCTCGTCTCATTTGTGAAATTTGTTTTTTAACTCCTAGCACAATAGAACCTAACCATACAGTGTATGACACAAACCCTATCATTACCAACGAACCTAAAACAATGTTCAAAATTAGTGATGTTTCCATAAGCATTTATTTATTTTTATCATCACCCATCCTATTTTTTATTACTGCCATAAGATTATTTCGATGGATAGCTTCTACCCACTTTCCTTCTATTCTTATAGCAGTTCCCTTTCCTACATTTTTTAATACTATGTCTCCTACCTTTATATCTTCATCATCATCAACTTCTAAAACCCTTGCTCTTCTGTTCTTAGGATCCGGCGGTAACCAAAGACCACTCTTAGTCCTCTCTTCTTCTATCTCCTCAATGAGGATGTAATCATTTTTCATCTTCATCACTTTCGATGTCTGTTATTTCTTCTTCTTCAATAGTATCTTGTAAAGCTCTCATTAATTCCTTAGTTCCACGAGAACTTACTTTATTATCTAATTTCTTATTAGGTCCTTTACCATGGTACACATCCAAATCTCTAGAAATTTTCTTTACATTTTCCTCAACTGCAACCATGTACATTGTCTGGCTTTTAATGATGTCAAGTAAAGTCCTCTGTAAATCACTAAGTACTTCAAACATTCTGGGCGCGACATCACCTTCATTAATAGTGTCCATAAGTATAGTGATTGCCGTTTCACTATTTTCCATTTGACGAATTAACATTGAGAGTGCATATTTATCAAGTTCACATTTTGCTCGGATGTATTCCTGTTCTTCAATTATATCTTCACTTAAATAAAACTTAAGAAGATTATCCATAACACCAGTAGCCTTTGTTTTTGCACGAACTAAAGCTTGGTTATTAGTTTCTGTGTTTGGATCTTTTACAGGAACTAGGTTTGGACCGTCCTTTAGACCAGGAACCTCATCAGGGAGGTCATGTCCTATTAAGTCATCTAAGCTAGACCTAATTTTATTCTTTGATTCTTCTTTCATTAATAACCCAATTTTAGATTATATATTCTATCTGGGATTAGTTACCCGAGGTAATCTAAGCTGTGGTGAAGCATTATCAACCAAGAGAGTAAGGTGAGTATCATTAACTACATATTGACTTAAAACAACATTCTGCTGTTCTTCTTCGATAGGTTTAGTAAATATCCTAATATTCGTTAAGTCTGTATCACATGCTAAAAGTTTCCATGCGTAATTATCAGGAACTGCTGTATCTGGGTAGTCTTTAGTTTCTAGGAAAACTAATTCTAAATCAGCTGTAACATTAGGGTCTATGAGACCTGTCTGTTCAACTGTTTCATAAATAAACAGACTTAATTGATCAAAAGAATTTGAAGCATTAATACAAACTGCGTACCAATTATCTTTATTTAAACTTAACCCCTGTGCACCCAGATCATACTTGTAATAAGTTCCATTAATCTCAATGATGTACCAATTTGGAGTATAAGTAAGTCCGAAATATCTCTGCGAATCGCCCTCATAAACAAGGTAAGTAACATTCTTCTCTAAATGGACTCGGGGTGTTCCTAAAAAAGTGTCCGTAGAAAAGGTTTCATCAATAGTGATACTCATCGTACCTACTGCTATTATTTTATGTATACCGTTGTAAGAAGTGGTTCCTTCTACTTTAACCCAATCTCCAATCTTAAAAGAATGTTCCGATCCAGTAGGCCCTAAAGTTAAAGATGCCTTTCCTCCAATATTAGTAATGTTGGTAATAAGAACGTTAGAACCTATAGGAGTGAGGTACTGTGGTCTAATCCAATTTGTAAATGTCCTATCATCCGTATTTGTCCACCCATCTTTGTATCTGTACTCTACCGTCTCATCCCCTTTATCCATAGAGTCTAAAGCATAATGATATTTTGCAACAATTGTCCAAGCATTATAGACTTTCTCTTCTCGTATAATTAATCTCTTATCAAGTATTCTCCTAACATAATCATCTGCCTGTGTACCTATTGTGTTGTACTGATTAGGCTTCCTAACATCTCTAAACTCATTTTCTGCTTCCTCACCAAATGCCTCTTCCACATTTGTAATGAGGTCGTCCTTCTCTTCTTCGATATTTTTTTCAGGATACATAACAGCAGTGCGATCCTGGTACTGTGTAAGACTTACTCTCCAATAAGCGTTAGTGTACATGAAGTCATCAGGTTCCGCTACTGCATTAACCTCATACATCCTATTAAGATACTGTTCAAAGTAAAGATAATCATGCATCTGAGGTTTAGAACCTGCACCAAAGATTGCTTCAAACGCTGCACGGACAATGTGTACTTCAAATTCTACCGGCCAATCCATCATAAGAGGATTGAATTGAATGTCCCTAGTAGGAAGTTCATTATCAGGAACTAAGAGTTTAACTTCAGCTACATCTATTACATTAAATAAAGAGTACTCTTTGAGAATAACATCTCTACTTCTCTGGTCAGATTCTGTCTTAAAGTACTTAACACACATACCGAACAGATTAGAAACAACGTTAGACATTAACTCATACTGCTGTTGCGCACGTGATAAATCATATGGGTTCCAATTGCTCTCACAACAATTAATTACAAGGTTTTGGCACCCGGTCATTAACTGATTATCACAACATGCAATCTGAGGAAGCATTTGTATAATGCCACCATCGGTTACTAACTCTAATGCTATGGAAATAAATTCTAAAGTACAGTCCCCAACCTGTACATATTTGTACTGGATCCAAAAAGGTAAAGCAGGGTCTATGAGTAAGGCTTTAAGATTTGCATCTGTCAAAGGTACCCAGTCTGAATATGTCACTCCGTCACTTCCCCAACGGAAGTACTTATCATAGTGACACGCTGTGGTCTCACCCTTCACATCATCTTCAAAACCAATTACTTCTACTACATTAAGATAGGGTTCTGAAATACTAATGAGGATAGCATCGCCGTTAGCGTTGGTGGTTGATCCGTCTACTGCCAAAAGGAATTCTTTTTTTTTATATATTTCACACTAAAAAAGAGGAGTAGAATACCCCCCTTTGATTAATTATGAAATAAGAAATTAATTTGATTATTCACTTATTCTAAGATAGAAGATTAGAAGATACAGCCTCTTCGTTATCTTTTATCAATATAAGATCGCTTGGAAGTGGAGCACCATCTTCTTTGACTATATAGACATTAAATACCTGGTCACCGGCAGCCTGTGCTTCACTACGCATCAAATCACCTTCAACAATCTGTTCCCCAGGAGCTTTTTTGTCGATAACAAATTGTTCAATGGGTACTTCTTCTGCGAAAACCCATTCTTCTATACCTGCACCGTATTCGTCTACACCTGGAAATGGATCTTGTGATAATATAACATCAGATTCTCCTATTATTCCTTCTTTAACCTTTTCACCCGAAGGCATATCTTCAAAGGCAGGATCAACTGCTTTAGCTGTATCTGCCTTCTCTTCATCAGCGAAAGGAAAATAGCCAAAGTCTTCTGCAGGTTTTCCTTTACCAAAAGCCTCTCTTCCTTTTTCTGTCATAAGTATAAGATCATCCTTTTTAAGATTAGCTTTAGATTTCCTAAGTAGTATCACCTTAGCAAAGACAGTGGAATTTCCACCACCTCCCCCTGGTGACGAACCGCTTGCGCTTGAAGAAGTAGTTCCCACGGCCGAAGCAGTAGTGGCAGTTTGTGCTGGAGATATTACAGTATCCGGATTGAATGTAGAGTCTTTAGCAGCTTCACTTAATACTTTAGCACGTGCCACATAGCTCTCTTTTACTATTTTTTCTATTGTTTCTGATCTTTTCATTTAAAAATATTTTTTATTTGTTTTTGTTATTAACCTAGAGTGTTCTATGGGTAAACTTCCAAACCGTCTTGATCATACATATTTTGAATATTATTACTAGCATCAATTGTTGCATACATGTGATACCATACACCTGGTCCAGGTGGACCACCTATATTGGGAGGCGGGAAGGGATCTAGTACATAATTTTCACATGGCAGCTCCTCAGCCCCTTCTCCTTTAGCAGCAATACATGTCCCACCAACAGTAAATTTAAAATTAGCCTCGCTCGGGTAAACATCCACCCACATACTAAATAAAAGCAAAGCCGGTCTTGGAGCAGATGCAGGTAGTATAAAGGTACCTTGTATTTCTAAGCATGAACCAGGTGTAGTACCATCACCACATATAAGTTGAGTATTACTACCCGTAACATCTACATCTAACTCTAAATCTACAACACAGTTTGGTTGTGAGGGTGGCTCATTGTCATTTAATAAAGGAAGAGGATGACCTAAACATGGAAAGTCCAAGTTTGGGTTTAGGAAATAATGATCAATATGTTTTACCATCGCTATTTCACCACCGTCACCAAATTCATCAATTATCTCTGTATAAATTTCTACATCTTCAGGTGTTGGTGGAACTGGTGGAACTGGAGCAGGAGCAGGGTTATTTCCGCCTGATGAGGAACTAGCTGCTGGTTGTGGAGTAGCCGGGGCTTCCTTCTTTTTCTCAGCTTCTAATAATATAGGTCTATCCTTACGTTCTATGTGTAAACGATTCACTCGTTCTTGTCGCATTCTTTCGATGCTCTGTTGTCTTAATTGTTCTAAAATTGAATTTCTTCCCATTATCTAAGAATTTATTTGTTTCATTTCTTCACGTTCGTCTTCTCCCTTAACAGTCTCTCCAATGATGTAAGAACCTACGAAAGGTGTAAGAGCAGCAAAATAAGCACTTATTCCCATTAAGTCGGCTTTATTTATTATTGTAAAGACTCCTACAATCAACCATAACAAAACTGTAAAATATATTATCAGTTCTCTTTTACTTGATTTTCCTGGCATAAAGACAGAAGCATCTTTACTCTTCCTTTTAGTCTCTGCATACATATAAGCTCCAGCGAATCCTGTAAGTGATATGAAATAAGCAGCTAATTCTGTAAAGCTAGATTCGTAATAAGATCCTAAGATTCCAACCCCACACCAAAGAAGAACGATGATATAAGTCAAACATTCTCTTTTAGAAGAACAACATCTTTGTATAAAACTCATGTGATAACTTTATTTTTTTTATATATTCTCTTACTATGCTAGTAACTGGTATAGTCTGTAACAATGAGAAGACTAGGATCATCTTCATCTATCTTAGGATCTACAGATTGAAGTATCTTCATAGAAATGTTACTCCCTCTCTTTTCAAAAGAGTAGATAATGTCAAAGAAATTTGCGGCTCTCATCCAAAAGTAACTTACTCTATCAAAGTACTTATTTTCCATGAGACCTAAACTAATGACTTCCTTATTAAATTCATCTAACTCTTCACGATCTAAGATCTCAGCCAGGTTAAACACACCTTCTGTAATGCTGTAGTGAAATGTAAGTATTTCTTTGTCTTGGACTTCTAATATCCTACTATATTCTTTTTCTTCAGATACTTTAAAAGTAAGCCATTTAAGATTATCCAAAGCCTCCATGATGTGCCATAAAAAGAATACAGAATTCACCTTTAGGTTAGGTGTTGGAATAACAGCAAGTTTAGCTTTCTCTACTTCTTTCTGAAGCCTCGGTGAAGTTTCTACAGCTCTCTTAAATCCTTCAACGGATATCTTATAAGTTCCCTTTACATCTGTAGAATGATTCTTACACTCTTTAAGGACACGAGAAATTATCAAACTATCAATATAATCATATCGATAGAGAGTAAAAGAAATTGCAGTAGGAATGCCTAATTCAAAAATCTTTTTAGTTATCATCATCATTAACTTGTTTTTGGATCTTTAGTAGTGTATCTTTGATCTCTTTGGGATTGTACTTAAAGGCTTCTTCATATTCTCTTTTACCTATTTCATTAATCTTTAAGTAAAAGTCTAAAGCTTCTTTAGTAGGTTCCCATTTCTTTTCTTTTTTTATTTTTCTAACACGAGTGTATATCCAACCTGGAACCCGGTTAAATTTAGATGCTACCATTCTCCAAGACTCGGCTGCACCCATAGGATCAGTTTTCAACACATTAAATAGGTTAGCCTGCATAGGGAATTTGATAGACATAAACCTATTCACCATGAAACTATTCTTCACTTTATCATAAGCTTTTAGTTTATTCCACTTCTCAGTAGAAGAAAACATAACTTTAATGTAATCAAACAATTTCATCTGTATAATATTTATTGGAGTAGTTAAAAGACCTTCCCCTTTTGTTTTCGGTCGGTTATGAAAGAATAGTCATCGGAATCTTTTATATCATCTAGTGTATTTGAAGTCATTTTACTTGAATCATCTTTAGCATAAGATGAACCTTCAAGCAATTTACTCATTGTAGTCAATTGTTTAACATCTAATTGTTTGTGTTGTAAATGTATTTCTACAGTCCTAAACATTTCTTCTAAAATGCTTGGAGGAATTGTCTTAGAATTTAAAAGGACCAAATTGGCATTCTGTTTAATATTCTGTATGATCTTTTCACGACTCATGTGTTGGGCCTTTAAGACTTTAGTAGCAATATTAGCGATGTCCACAACATAATCTTCTCCAAAGAAATAAAGAGAGTTGATAATGCCGTGCTTCTTTTTAAAGTCATCTAAAATTAATTGTGCTTTTTTATCACTTACACCATAAGTTCTCTTAAACCCTTTTTTATTTGTGGTTGTGTATGAATAAATCGGAGGAACATTATCACCGGAATCTCCAGTTAAAACTTTCTTAAAAGCTATTTCTTCAGGTTCTACTTCTACAATTTCCATACTCTTATGCCGTATAACATCCATAAGAAGTTTCTTGGTCATAGATTCTACAGTACTCTCCGCACTTAAGTGAGCAAATAAATCTACATCATCTTTAACTTCTACAGATTCAAGCCACTTAGTGAATCCTTGATAAGTATATAACTTTTTTTGAACTGGAGAATATAAAATGGTGTGAGTCTGTGTTGTTTCATTATGATTAACAAGTTGGATCATATCCTTATCTCCAGTAAATAAAATGACTGACTTCCCATTAGAAAGACACTCTACATTCCAGGCATACATTAAATCATCTCCTTCAGCCCCTTGTACTTTGTGTAAAATTACGCCTCTCTTAGCAATAAGATTTTCGAATTCTTCTGTTACTTTAGTAAAGTTTTCCCAGCTGATAGACTTATCAGCTTTTCTATTTCCTTTGTAATCTGCATCAGGATAAAAATCCTTTCTCCAAGATCTAGAGTCTAAGGTAAAAACTATCCTATCAATGAGCCCTTCAAATTTTCTAGTCTCATATGCAAAATCTGTTGCTAACTTTCTCATAAAAACACCCATATCTTTTTTAGATGAAAGTATTTCTTTACTCTTGGTCATATGAGGTAAAACATAAAGAGTCTTAAAAAGAAAATAGTTCCCATCGATAACGAGGGTATGTCGTGTCGTCTTTTTCATAAGTATTTTTTTAAATATAACAAGAAGTTATGAAGGTTGAAAGTTTTTCTTAATAACTTCTCTCACTGCATAACTAACCGCATCCTCGACTGTTGCATCACTTGTATGAACATAATCAGTTATTTCGTGATGTATGTTTTTAAGAGCTGCTCCTAATTCATAATTGTTAGGATAGCGTTTAATAAGTACTTGTAATAATTCGTATGTTTCCATTAGGCTTCGTTTAATATTGATTGTAATTCATAAATGCAGGCTAACATCGAAACCACAGGATCAATAACTTGGATCCTCTGAGATTGATATTTGGCTACTGTCACCACGACTTGTGGTATAAAGGTTATGTAAGATTGTCTTTCCGTTTGTAAGTACTCAATAAATTCAGCTCCTAAAGAAGAAAGTACATCATCAACACGGCTTGAATAATTTGAGACCATGTACTGATAATTTTTTACCGAATCTGTGTTGTCTACTATGAGTTCATAAACATCTTTGTAAATTGAATTAAATTTCTTTACATCATCCACTCCTATCTTTTCTATTCCCTGTGAAATGTAACCTTGGATAGAATTTAACATATTCCTTAAATCAGGAAATTTCCTTCTTACTAGTTCTACAGCAGCATACTTATCAATTTCTACTCCCTGTTCTTTACAGATCTGAATGATCCTAACAATATAAGATCTCATAATTTCTATCTCTTCATCTTTAGAGAAATCAAAGTCAATTAATTCAAAGCGTGATTGTATTGGATCAGGTACTTTATTGATGTAATTACATGTTGCTATGAACCTTGCATTGACACTAAATTGATCCATAGTAGCTCTTAGAGCTTTAAAAAATTGATCAGACACACCGTCTATTTCATCTAAAATAATGACCTTCATCTTACCAGGTTCATCCATGATGGATCTATTAGCACAGAAATCTATTATCCTATTTCTTACGATGTCTATGGAAGTATCCGTACTAGCATTAATGTAAAGGTAAGGATGTTTAAACTCTTTTACCAAAACTTTAGCTGCCGAAGTTTTTCCTGTTCCTGGGCTCCCATGTAAAAGTAAATGTTGATAAACACCCTTGTTTAGTTTATCATGAATTCTTTGTGGGGTAATTAGATCTTCTAATGTCTTTGGTCTGTATTTCTCTGTGAGAAGCATATTCTCGATGTTTTTCATTTAATGAAATTTAGTTTATTTTTATACTCACTTTTGAGAGTAATGTTTAAGAAGAATAAATATATTGATGAGAAAGAAAAGTAAAATTATCAGAAAGAACGTTTTAGTTAAGCCAGCAGGAAAAAGGAGAATTCAAAAAATAGAATCTCCTGGAGGTCATCGGAGTACTCTTCAAGTAGTTTCCCCAGCCTTTAGACCTAAGGTTAGAAAGCAAGTTGAGATAAGGAAAGAAAAAAGAGGAACTCGTGTAAGAGGTTTTGACTGGAGTAAAATTAACTTTACGAAGGTTGAGCCTATTTGGAAAGGGCAGACTGTTTTTTTAATTGGAGGAGGACCATCACTTAACGGTTTTGACTTTAAACTTTTAAAGAATAAACGAACTATAGCCATTAACAAAGCCTTCGTCTTCCACCCTAATGCAGACATTCTCTATTGGACTGATTCTCGTTTTTACAGTTGGTACAAAAAGGACATAGATAAGTTTAAGGGAGACAAATATACGGTCAAGCCTTACGGAGATTTAGCAAAAGATATTAAAGTCCTTAGGAATACAGGTAAAGCTGGTTTAGAAACTGATCCTTCAGGGGTAAGACACGGAAATAATAGCGGGCACGCTGCTCTTAACCTAGCTTATCACTTAGGAGCAAAAAGAATTGTACTGTTAGGATTTGATATGCAAAATATTAAAGGTGCTAGTCACTTCCATGATGGCTATCCTGTTAGGCAGACTAGAAATGAGGTTTACATAAAAAGTATGATACCTTATTTTGTAGCTATAAGTGAAGATCTTAAAAGGAAAAAGGTAGAAATAATAAATGCATGCCCCAACAGTGCACTCACAGTTTTCAAAAGATTACCTATGAGCAGTGTCCTACACTTTAAATGATTTCTTGACATAGGATAGAAATTCTCTCTGCTCCCCTTTCAATAACCTTTTACATTGCTTTACAAATTTAGTAGAAGAATTAATGATTCTCTGGTCTACAGTGGCATTTTTAGAATTGTGGACCTTAGAGCACTCCTTACAGACGAAGTTCTCAACTTTCTTATATGACATCTTTGCATTAATGTCAGCCTTACAGATTGCACAGTACCACTCTACATACCCTGCATCTTGATTAATTTCTTTAAGTGTGGTGAAATCTTCTCGGAAGGAATTCCAATAGGCTTTCTTTAAGCTCTTTTCGTGGTCGTTCAAATCTTCTATCCTAAAGATAACTTCTAGAGCCTGTACATCATCAGATAGGAATCTAAAGAAATCATTTTCAAGGATTAGAAGTTGCTTCAAAGGCGGTAGGTTCTCTAAGAGTATACCGTGCCGCCTTTTGTACCAACCGAAATTAATCTTTCGTATCTTATACGGATCTCTTTTCATTTAGTAATCGTGCAAATTTATCTTTGACAGATTCATTCATTAAGGAAACTGCTTTTTCATTTATTTCATTACGCAAATCTTCCATAGGATCTTCCCCTTCTTTTTTAAGAACTGTATCTTTAAGAGACTTAATAGTCTTTTCAGCTTTTGCAATCTTTTCTTCATCTCCGGCTTCCTGTGCGCTCTTAAGTATTTTTTCAGCTTTTTCTAACCTCTCCTTTTCCTTTTCACCCATGTCCTCTTTCTTAGGATCTTCTTTAACCTCTTCTTTCTTTTTTGAAAAGTTATCAGGATTTTTCAAATAAGCTTTTGAATCCTCTATATCTTGTGTTAATTTTTTTACCTGGTCCTTATCCTCTTCTAAATTTGCTAAGGTAAGCTCCGCGGTATATTGCTTGATCAGTATACCTCTTCGAGTTTTATCCAATTCATCTTTCTTAGCATGATAAGCATCCCAGTCACCATCCTTATCTTTTGGTTTGGTTTTATCATGCTCCTTAACCTTTTGCATGAAAGTTTTGTATTCATCCATTATCTTTTGAACAGTTTCTTTTTGTGCCTCTATTTTTTCTTCTTTTGCTTCTTTTGCTAATTCTTCTTTAGTTTTTTCTTTTTTTCCACCGTCTTTTCCCTCATCATCTCCACCTTCCTTTTCATAATCAGCCAACTCTTGAGATGCATCAGCAGCAGCACCCTTAAGTTTACTTATCTTGAGTTTTAGGCTTTTCATTTCTTGTCCAGTAGCAGCCTTAAGTGTAGTTTCTGCGGCGGCGATCTTAGCTTTAGATTTGGCTAATTTCTCTACTTGTTTTAAACCATCATTAGTAGCAAGATCTGTCATCCTTTGTGAAATAACTCCGGCTTTATCGGCAAGAGCCGTATTCTTAGCTTTATTAGCCTGCTTCAATACTTCTTTCTGTTCAGCACTTAAATCTTTAGCACCCTTTTCTAACTTCTTCGCATAATCAACATCATTAAGGGCTTTCTTTAATAAAGCCTTTTGGTACTTCTTCGAATTGTTTTTAAGTTTAACATACTTAATTGGACTTCCTATTACATCTCCGAATCCTTCTGTTAAGATGGAGTCAATCTCTTTTTCAAACTGTTTTGAAGATTCTTGTAATACCTTATATTGTTCAAATGATAGTAAAAGATTCATAATACATTTTTTGTTTTTTTATATATTAAAGAAACTGGAAACAAAAAAAAGACTCCCCATTTCTGAGAAGTCTTTTTAGGGATATGTAAAAATTATCTTAGATAATTTCAACACCAGCACCGAATAAGAACTGAAGTGTATAGTACATAGTTTCAGGATGGAATCCTGCATCTACTAGAGCGAATCTAGACTTAACAGCGATTTTTGGCGCCATTGTGCCTTCCGCGATAGTTTCAACAGACTCTGCCATCAAGTAAGGCATAAATACCAAACCTGGAGAGTTTCCGTCTCCTTTTCTACCTACAGCAACTCTTGTATCGTTCCATGCCATTGTTGGGTCAACATAAACAGTTACACCAGCAATTGCACCGATTGGATAAAGAGATCCACCAGCTTGGTTTACCGT